CCGTTCTTTGGCTTTCGCAAAATGGAGACCGAACAAACCACCGCCGAAATGGTGCGCGCGGTGACGACGTACAAGATCACCATGCGCTACCGGCCGGACGTGACCACGCTGCACCGCCTGATCTTGCTGGGGCCGCCGGATCTGCCGGCCGATATTCTCCAGGTGCAGGATCCCGACGGCAAGCGCGCCGAACTCACGCTGATCTGCTCGACGGGATTGTCCAGTGGTTAACTTTTCTTCCGTCTCCAGCCAGGTCGGCGTCTCCGGCATGCGCGAGATCAGCGCCAAGCTGAAGACGCTGCCGCTTAACCTCAAAGAAAAGGTCGCGGCTGGCGCCATGCAGCGCGCTGCTGCCGTCGGCGTGAAAAATGTGCAGCTCGAGGCGCCCAAGCTGACCGGCGTGCTGCGTCGCCATATCTGGGAAGCACGGCGGAAGAAGGACGTGCCGTGGAACCTCGTGCAATACGTCGTGTTTGTCAAAGCGAAAGCGCGCCCAGGGAAGAAGAACAAGATCCAGGAGGGTGAAGACGCCTTCTACTGGTACTTCGTCGAATTCGGCCACAGCTCGAAAGCCGGCAACCCGTTCATGGAACGCGGCTTTGCGCGTTCGGTCGACGAAGCGCTGGCCGTCGCGCGCGATTACGCCGAGACGCAAACGCTGCGCGGCGTGCTGACGCAGGAAATGACCGGCGGCGGGTTCCAATAATGTACCTGAAGGAAGAGGTCATCACGCTCATCGACGGCACCGCGCCGGTGGTCGCCGTGCTCGGCAATCGCTACTACTCGCTGCGCGCGCCGCAGAACACGCTGACGCCTTACTGCATTATTTCCATGCCGACGCACTCTATCGTCGGGCACCTGAAAGGCGTGACGAAGCTCGAGAAAGCGCAGATCCGTTTCGACCTGTACGGCCCGAGCTATCCGCAGCTGACCGCGCTGAAAGAATCCATTGTTGGAATGATGGACCAGGCGTCGGCGTTCTCTGCCAGCTATTGGTTCGGCTCGGAAATGTACGAAGACGACACGCGCTTTTATCACCTGACTTTCGATTTTTCCGTGTGGCACTACCGCGATTGAAAAGGAGGAACTCTATGGCCCTTTAATTTTTTGGCGAAGGACAAGATCATGGCTTTGCATGCACAGCAGTCCCGCATTAGTGTCCTGGCAGGCGGCGCCCTGCATGACATAGAAGAGGTCGTCAACATCACCGGGCCGGACGGCAAGGCGAAGCTGATTGACGTGACCCACCTGAAGTCCACCGGCAAGGAATATCTGCAGGGCCTCGCCGATTGGGGCGCGCTTTCGTGCGACTGCAATTTCACCGGCGAGACCTACCAAATGTTCCTGCGCACCATGTATGCGACGCAGGCGCCCGCCACCACCTTCCGCGTCAAGATTCCCGACGACACCGGCGTCGCGTTCCATGTGTTCACGTTCGAAGGAATTGTGACGTCGTGGAACCTGGACGTTAAGACCGACGACAAGGTCGACCTGAAGATCGCGCTGCAGGTCAGCGGCTCGGTCGATTACGCGGCGCCAGGCGGCAGTCCCGCATAGCAGGAGCACCGTGCTGGTCGTTGTTTGGTGGTGGTGGTTCCTTAAATCCGTGAAGGAGAGAAGCATGTTTGACAAGCAGAGTCTTCTGACGATGTTCGCGCCGAAAATTGTACCGATTGAAGTAACGGTCGACGGCGTCACGCAGGCTTTTTTCGTGAAGCAGCTAAGCGCGAAGAAAGTATTTTCATTGCAGGACGTGCAGAAAGCCAAAGGGGCGAACAACCAAGAGTTCGCCCTTTTGCTTATTTCCGAGGCGCTGTGTGACGAAGACGGCAAGCCGGTCATCTCGCGCGAAGAGGCGCGTGCGCTGCTCGACGTTCGCATTGATGCCTTCAATGACCTGGTCGGAAAGATCGCGCAGGCGGTCGGGCTGAACACGGTGCCGGAGAAGACAGCGGGAAAAGAATCGGAGGTCATCCATTAAAGCGCTTCATGCATCGGGTGGCCTTGGCACTTGGCAAGACGGTCGAGCAGCTTGGCGATGAGCTGTCCTACGCTGAGCTGCTCGATTGGGTGGACTACTACCGGCTCGAGCCGTTTGGCGAACGCCGGCAGGACTTACGCAATGCGCTGCTCTGCACGCTCATCGCGAACCAAAACCGCGACCTGCGAAAGCAGAAGGCTGCGACGCTGGCGGACTTCATGCTGACCTCGGAAGACATGCAAGAAGCCGTGGCGAAGGATGAGGTCGTCGATCTGCCGCCGGCGAAGACGAAGGCACAGAAAGGCGCGCGAATCTCGAGCCAGGCGCTTACCGGATTGTTTCTGCTGTCGGCGCTGAGCAAGAAGGCGAAAGCGAAAGGCTAAACGTGGCTACTGCATCGTTCGGCGAACTGGTCCTTAAATTCGGCGCGGATATTGCCGAAGTCCTGACCGCTGTCGAGCGCATGGACAAAGAGCTGCAAGCCTTCACGGCGAACACGACCAAGTCGCTGACCGCCGTCGCGGGGCTGTTCAAGTCGCTCGGCGCCTCGCTGACCATTAGCGCGGCAGCCTACGGCTTCGAGGAAATGATTACGTCGACGATCCATGCCGAAGCCGAGCTTTCACGCCTGGCGGATCGCTCGGGCACGACGGCCGAAGCGCTGTCGTCCATGCGGCTCGCGGCCGAGGACGGCGGCATATCGCTCGAACAGGTTTCCACCATGTCGGCGCGCTTGTCCAAGGCGCTCTTCGAAGCCGAGGACGGGTCGTCGAAAGCCGCCAAGGCGCTCGAGCAGCTGGGCCTGGACGCGAAGACGCTGAGCCAGATACCGACCGGCCAGGCGCTGCAGATCGTCGCGGACACGCTGCAGCGCGTCGAGGAAGGCGGCGCGCGCACCGCGCTCACGATGGAGCTGCTCGGCAAGGGCGCGCAGAACGCCGGGGCTTTTCTCAAGACGCTCGCCGAGCAAGGCACGGTCGCGGCGTCCACAACGAACGAGCAAGCGAAGGCCGCGCGCGAAGCGGAAGACGCTTTTGCCCGTCTGCGAGACGGCACCGACAAGCTCAAGTCGGCGATCACCAACGACCTGCTGCCAGGCATCGTTCTGCTGGTCAATACGCTTGTCACGCTGCGCGAAGTGCTGGCTTCGCTCGACGGCCCGACGGTCAAGATCGCGGACAACAGCGTGAAGGTCGCCGATATTTTCCACTCAATGGCGAACCCGGTCATAACGCTGGTGGAAGCCTACTTCAAGGTCAAGGCCGCGCAGGAAGCGATACACCAGTCGTCGGTCGATTACGCGGCGGCCATGGAGAAGGACCGCTTCGGCACTATCGGCCTCGGCGTCGCTGCAGGGCTGACGACGAAGCAGCTGGACGAACTTAACGCCGTCATTAATTCCATCGAAGGCAAGCCGCTAGGGTTCGCCGCCAGCTTTGCGAAAGACCTGGCCATATTGAACGCCGGTCTCGGGTCCAAAGCGATCCCGAACCTCGAGCGCCTGCAGGAGTTGGTAAAGCAACTGATGGCGCAACAGCCGTTCGCCACCAAGCAGGCAGACGCCGCGAAGAAAGCGGCCGAAGAAGTGCAGCGCCTCGCTGACGCCACGGCTGCATATCAGAAGGGCCTGACCGAGACCAACGCCAAGATCGGCATGGGAACCGCCGCGCTGTATTTATACGGCGCCGCTCTCGCTCGCGTGCCGTTCAAGGTTGCGTCGGCAGATCTCGACGAATTCATGCGCAAGACGGACGCCGCGAACCAGCTGGCCGCCGGCGTGAAGGCGGCCGGCGACGCATGGCAATCGGTCGAGGACGCAACGAAGCGCGCGGCGGACGCCGCCACCGCTTATTCGAACTCCCTGGAGGATCTGAACAAGTCGCTGGACCTGCAGCTGGCGACCATGGGCATGACCAACGCGCAGGCGCAGATCTATATTCTGAATCAGCAGCTGATCAGCGCGAAAGCGAACCAGAACGCGCACGATATTCGCGAGCTGACCATCGCCATGCAGACGTGGCAGAAGATCGCGGCGCGCGGTGACGCTATCGACGCCGCGAAAGAGACCGAGCGCGCGTGGAAGCAGACCGCGACGAACATTGAGAAGGCCCTGGAAGACGGCATTTTTAATGCCTTCAAGAAAGGCGAGAGTTTTGGCGCCGGCTTGCGTAAGGCGCTCGAAGATATGTTCCGCACCCTGGTCCTGCGCCCGCTGCTGCAGCCGATAGCGAATGCAGCCGCCGGCCTGGTGCAGAGCGGCACGCAGGCGATCTTTGGCGGCGGCGGCGCCGGTGGCATCGGCGGCGCCGGTATGAACATGGCCGGGTCTGCGCTGTTCGGTGGCGTCGGCAGCGCGTTCGCGGGCGGCTTTTCCGCTGCGGGCGGACTCGGTGGCGCGGGAGCTTTCGCGGCCGGCGGTGCAGACCTCGCGGCCATGGCGGGCGGCA